ACTTTTCTGAGATTATCCGCGTCAGCCCAGGCCAAAAGATCGCGGTTATTAAAGATGCTACGGTGGCTGCATCAACATTTTCTGTGACGGAGTTGGTATGAAAACCAAAGCCGAAAAGAAGATCAGCAAGGTCATGCGCGAGTTCAAGGCTGGTGAGCTGAACTCCGGCAAGGGCGGCCCTATTGTCAAATCCAAGAAACAGGCAGTGGCCATCGCCCTGTCGCAAGCTGGAAAGGCGAAGAAAAAATGAAGCCCGGTCTCTACGCCAACATTAACGCCAAGCAAGCCCGCATCAAAGCGGGTTCTGGCGAGAAGATGAACAAAGTCGGCTCCAAGGCTGCGCCTACCGCTGCCGACTTCAAGAAGGCGGCCAAGACAGCCAAGAAGCCCAAAAAATGAAAACCCCAGCCTGGCAGCGCAAAGAAGGACAATCCAAGACCGGGGGCTTGAATGCCAAGGGTCGGGCGTCTTATAATGCGTCAACCGGAGGCGATCTCAAAGCCCCCGTGAAGTCGGGCGACAACCCTAGACGGGCCTCCTTCTTAGCACGCATGGGCAATATGCCTGGGCCTGAGATGAAAGATGGTAAGCCCACCCGGCTGCTCTTGTCTCTAAAGGCTTGGGGTGCATCATCCAAAGAGGACGCTAAAGCGAAAGCCAAGGCGATCTCAGCCAGGAACAAGAAATGACCTATCTTCAACTCATCAATGATGTGCTGATCCGGCTGCGTGAAACGCAAGTCTCTACCAGCACGGAAACCACATACTCGACTTTGATTGGCAAGTTTGTCAACGACGCCAAGCGCCAGATTGAAGACGCCTATGGCTGGAACGTGCTGGGCCAGACGGTCACCATCACCACGACGCCGGGCACCTACATCTATTCAATGACGGGTGCTGGCCAGAAATTTCAAGTGATGGACGCGCTCAACACCACGGCAAACGTGGGCTTGCAAAACATCAGCTTTGTGCAGATGAACCGCTTCCAGAACTTGGTGCCCGCAATCAGCGGCATCCCCGAGTACTACAGCTTTGACGGCGTGGACGGCAATGGCGACACCAAGGTAGTGCTGTACGCACGCCCAGATAACGTCTACGTCCTCCCGTTTTCGTTGACCGTACCCCAAGCCACACTGTCTGCGGATAACACGTTGGTGATGGTGCCTGACGTGCTGGTTGTGCAAAGCGCCTACGCCCGTGCCTTAGTTGAGCGCGGCGAAGACGGTGGCCTAAACAGCTCCGAGGCGTACCAGCTTTACAAGGCAATGCTGGCCGATTACATTGCGCTGGAGAGCACCCGCTACCCAGAAAGCCAAGAGTTTGTCGCCATATGAGCCAAACCCTTCAGACCGCCAGCATCTCAGCGCCAGGCTTTTTTGGCCTGAACACGCAAGACTCTCCGCTAGATTTGGCGGCTGGCTTTGCTTTGGTTGCGACGAACTGCATCATCGACCAGTACGGACGCATTGGCGCTCGAAAAGGTTGGGCGCGGGTCAACTCTTCGTCTGGCGCTCTTGGGGCCAACAACGTGGGCGTCATTCACGAGCTGGTGCAATCTGACGGTACACTGACGGTCTTGTTTGCGGGCAACAACAAGCTGTTTAAATTAGACGGCTCCAACGCGGTGGTCGAGCTGACCTACGGGGGCGGGGGTACTGCGCCGACGATCACGGCCAGTAACTGGTCGGTGGCTTCGCTTAACGGCATCACCTATTTCTTTCAGGTTGGCCACGATCCGCTAATTTTTGATCCTGCGGTCAGCACAACGACCTACCGCCGCGTCAGCGAGAAGACAGGCTATGTCGGCACCGTGCCTGCGGGCAACATCGTGCTTTCGGCTTTTGGTCGGTTGTGGGTAGCAGACACCGCCACGGACAATGTAACAGTCTCGTTTTCTGACTTGTTGGTTGGTTACGTTTGGAGCACAGGCACATCCGGCACACTGAACATCAACCAAGTATGGCCAAACGGCGCAGACAACATCACTGGTTTGGCCGCGCACAACAACTTTCTGATTATCTTTGGCCAGCGTCAGATTCTGGTTTATGCGGGCGCAACCACCCCGGCCACAATATCGCTGCAAGACACAGTGGGGGGCATTGGCTGCATTGCCCGTGACTCCATTCAAAGCACAGGCAAGGACGTTTTGTTTTTGTCCAACTCGGGCGTTCGGTCGTTCGCCCGCACGATCATTGAAAAGTCAGCGCCCCTGGGCGATCTGTCCAAGAACATCCGCAGCGACTTTATGGGTATCGTGGCTGGCGAGACGTTGGCCAACATCAAGACAGTCTATTCCGAGTCTGAGGCGTTCTACCTGTTGACGCTGCCTTCGGTCAAGGAAGTGTACTGTTTTGACACCCGCGTGCAGTTGCAAGATGGATCGTTTCGCGTCACTACCTGGAACTCAATTGAGCCAACAGCATTGCTGTCAAAACGCAACGGCGATCTGTTAATTGGCAAGAACGGCTACATTGGAAAGTACAGCACTTACCAAGACCACGCATCGGCCTACCGAATGCAGTACTTTACCAACCATGCTGATCTTGGCAACGCCAATGTCACGTCGCTGCTCAAACGATTGAAGGTGGTGGTGATCGGCGGCACAAATCAGTTTCTCACGCTCAAGTGGGGTTTTGACTTCAGCAGCAATTACCTGTCTGCCAACGCGCTGATTCCACTTCAAGGCGTCTCCGAATACAACATCGGCGAATATGGCGTTGCTCAGTATTCTGATGGCGTGGCCTTGCAAACTTTGTCTGTCAACGCAAGCGGCAGCGGTAAAATTGTGCAAACGGGCTACGAGTCCAACATCAGCGGCGCGCCGCTGTCGATTCAACGGATTGAAATTCAGTCCAAAGACGGGAAAATGTCATGAGTAATTACACGCCCAGCACAAACTTTGCCACCAAAGACGCGCTGCCGTCTGGCGATCCACTGAAGATTGTTAAAGGCACTGAAATCAACACGGAATTTGTTGACATTGCCACGGCTATCTCGACCAAGCAAGATTCAGATGCGGCGGTCAATCTTAGCGCCGCGCAGACCATCACAGGGACAAAGACCTTTAGCGGCTCATCTAGCACTCTGGCGTTGGTGCTCAACGACGCAGCAGAAGTGGCTACGGTCTCGGCCACCGCAGCTACAGGCACGATCAACTACGACATCACTAGCCAGTCGGTGCTGTTCTACACTTCCAACGCATCCGCAAACTGGACCGTGAACTTGCGCGCCTCTAGCGGTACAAGCCTCAACACAATCATGAGTGTGGGCCAATCCATGACCGTGGCTTTTCTTGTGACGCAAGGCACTACGGCGTACTACAACAGCGCCGTGCAGGTGGACGGCACCTCCGTGACCCCAAAATGGCAAGGCGGCTCGGCCCCTTCCTCTGGTAACGTGTCCAGCGTGGACGCGTACGCTTACACAATTATCAAGACTGCCTCGGCCACTTTCACGGTGCTGGCTTCTTTGACGCAGTTTAAGTAGGAGTAAGAATGCCTTTAGCTTCCACGTTCGGCGCTGCATCGGCTCGCGGCTTTGGCTTTTTGTCAGGCAGTCTCCTGCTGAATGTCGAGTACCTGCTTGTAGCTGGCGGGGCCGGGGGCAATCTTGTGTTCGGCGCTACGGCGGGCGGTGGTGGTGGTGGTGGCGCGGGCGGGTACAAATCGGCTACGGCTGCTCTAACGGGGGCCAACACAATCTCTATCGGCGCGGGCGGCGATTACAACTCCAATGGAAGCAACAGCTCCATATCAGGGGCAAATTTATCTAATTCGGTGCTTGGCGGGGCCAGTTCTGGGACAGGCGGTTCTGGGGCTGGTGGCTCTTTTAGCAGTCCCACAGGCACATTGGGTACGGCGGGGCAGGGCAGCAACGGCGGTAATGCCTACACTGCTGGCGGCGCAGACCACAGTGGTGGCGGCGGTGGTGGCGGTAAGAATGCCGTAGGATCGGCGGGCAGTGCTGGAGGTTCCAGCGTCAACGGCGGCAACGGCGGTAACGGTCTTGCTTGGCTTGACGGCGTCACATACGGCGGTGGTGGCGGTGGTGGCGCGAATGCAGCCTCTGGCAGTTCATTTACACCAACAATCAGCACTGGCGGCACAGGTGGCGGTGGTAACGGCGGCAGGTCCAAAGGGTCTGGTTTTGTTGATTTACAAACAAACGGAACGGCAAACAGAGGCGGTGGTGGTGGCGGTAACTCTGAATTCTCAGGCAACGTCGCAGGTAGCGGTGGTTCTGGCATTGTGATTATTCGATACTTGAGCGGAGTGCAAAAAGCGTCAGGTGGCACCGTTACTACGGCTGGCGGGTACTACTACCACACGTTCACTTCTTCAGGCACGTTCACTGTTTCTTGAGGCAACATGGCACACTTTGCACAAATCAACGAAGACGGGCTTGTCACGCAAGTGCTGGTGATTGACCAAGCGACTTTGGATACGGGGCTTTGGGGTTCTGTAGAGTCGTGGGTTCAGACCAGCTACAACACGCATGGCGGCGTCTACTACACCCCTAACACGGCTGTACCAGACGCAGATCAGACCAAAGCGTTGCGTAAGAATTTTGCCTCTGTCGGCTTCACATATGACGCCGACCGCGACGCGTTTATCCCGCCACAACCCGCAGGGGATGGATGGGTACTTGACGAGTTTTCATGTTCGTGGGTGCAATCCACATGAGCAGGTTTTCCTTGGGACACGCAGTGGCCTGACGCACCCTTTTAAGGAGAGAAATTATGTGGGATTACGGTAAGTTTATTGAGGCTCTGAAGTCTGGCGACGCAAACTACGCAGCCGAGTTGGATGTAGTCGCCTATACATCCAACGCACTGAAAGTGAAGGTCTGATATGGCATATTCATGGGATCAAGCCTACGGGGCATACGCCGATTCACTTAGGGCTGGCAATGTTACCAACGAAAGAATACAAGAGCTTTACGGGGATTTAAGCCCAACTTTTGCCGCGAACATTATCAAAATCAAATCTGATATTGACGGTCAAAAGAAGGCGGGTACGGCGGATTATTGGGGCGCGGGTAATCTTGCGTCGCCTGATTCGGCGGCTTGGGACGGCGCATTTCGGTTGGCCGAAAAAGGTGTTGGTTCGTTATACGACCTAAGGCAACAAGATGGTGTGACTGTCAACACTAAGACAGGAGAGCCATTGGTTGGTTTTGGTAATGCCTACAACCATGATCTTGACTTTAACCTAGCGTTCAACGAAGCTGGGGTACCCATCCTGACGGCGTCCAACCAATCTAGTGAATGGGTTTCCAAGTACCGCGCACCTTTAACAGCGGCAGCTTTGCTTGCCGCCGGAATCTATGGGCCTGAGTTGCTTGCGGGTGCAGGTGCTGCTGGCGGCGCTGGCGCGGGTGCTGCGGGTGCTGCTGAACTTGGTGCTGGCGGGCTGCTTAGCGGTGCAGGTACTGCGGGCGCAGGAACTGGCTTGGGTACTGGCATAACCGCAGGTGCAAGCGGACTTGGCATCAATGCGGCTGGCGCAAGCGGGCTTGGCATTAACGCAGGCGCAGGTCTGACAGGCACTGGTGTCTTGACTGGCTCTACGCTTGGCACAGGGTTGCTGGGTACAGGCGCTGCTGGCCTAGCTGGCTTAACAGGCACAGGCGTCTTAACTGGCTCGACGCTCGGCACAGGGCTGCTTGGCACAACAAGCACAGGCGCGCTGACTGGCACAGGCATTTTGACTGGCTCTGAGTTGGGCACAGCGTTGCTGGGCACTGGCCCCGGTACTGCGGCTACAGTTGGCGGCGTAGGCGGCACTTTGGGCGCGAACTTAGGCACGGGCGCGCTGAATACGGGCATAAGCACGGGCGCAGGCAGCGCGGTGTCAAGCGCGGTTAACGCGGCAGCAGGTGCTGGTGCTGGTGCAGGTGCTGGCACAAAAATACCCAGCTCCCTTCTCTCAGGTGGTTTGACTACCGCTGCGGGCTTGTTCCAGTCAGCCGAAGATCGTGCGGCAGCCGAGGCGGCTGCTGCCAGCATCAACGCTGCCACGAAGCAAGCAGTGCAGGGCGCGCAGTTCCGGCCTATCGGTACGACAACGCGCTTCGGCTCGTCGCAGTTTGGCTACGACCCTACAACGGGTCAGATGACCAGCGCGGGCTACCAACTCAGCCCCGAGGCGCGAGCAGCGCAAGACCGTTTTGCGGCGCTGGCAAACGCGGGCATCACGCAAGTCGAAGGCGCGCAGGCGCAGTTCGCGCCTTTGCAAACTGGTGCGCAGAGTCTGTTCAACTTGGGTAACCAGTACCTTGCGCAGTCGCCGCAAGATGTAGCGCAGAACTACATCAACCAACAGATGGCGCTCTTGCAGCCTGGTCGTGAGCTTGAACTGGCCAACTTGCAAAACAGGTTGCAGCAGCAAGGCCGTGGCGGTCTGTCCGTGGCGCAAGGCGGCGCTTTTGGTGCAACGACACCTGAGTTGCAAGCGTTGTTCAACGCCCGCGCTCAACAAGAGGCGCTACTTGCGGCGAACGCCCAGCAAGCAGGCCAGCAAAACGTCGCGTTTGGCGCAGGTCTGCTCGGCACGGGCGCTCAGACTCTGGGCAATTACTATTCGGGCCAGCAAGCCGCGTATGCGCCTTACACTAACGCAATGAGCCAGGTCACAGGCCTTGAGACCGCAGGTCAGCAACCGTTTGCGTTAAGCACTGGCTTGGCAAACCAAGTGTCTACCGCAGGCGCAAGGGCAGGTGAGCTCGGCTTGAGAGGCGCTGGCTCTGCCGCTAACATCACGACAGGCCGTGCGGCTACAACCGACCCGTTTGCTCAACTGCTGGCGGGGTTAGGTAGTAATTCTGGCGTTGCCACTGGCATCGCAAACCTCTTTGGGAGATAACATGGCTGAAATCGTAGGGAGTTTGTTCGGCATCACGCCCGACTTGTACGAACGTCAACTGGCTGCGCAAGACCAAGCGCGGGCCATTCAGATGGCTGGTCTAGAGCCAGGCGTGCGCGGCGCGGCGATGATCCAATACGGCGCATCTCAGCTTGGTCGCGGCATCGGTAGCCTGTTGGGTGGCCAAGACCCACAGTTGCAGCTCATCAGCGCCCGCAACCAAATCGCTCGTCAGATCGACCCAAGCAACCCAGAGTCGTTCATGAACGGCGCGCAGATGCTTGCGCAGATGGGCGACATGCAAGGCGCGAACGCTCTGGCCGACGCTGGCCGTAAGGCCCAGGCCGAGCTGGCCTTGGTTGGCCAGCGTAATGCAGCCGCGAAAGCGTCCATAGCTCAAGCAAACCGCGAGCGCGAGCCGCGCGCTGCGCCTACGACCACTGAATTAACCAACGCGCGCGCTATTGCAGCTCTGGCCGGGCCTGAAGGCTCGCCAGAGTACATTACCGCGTTTAACAACGAGTACGGACGCTTGACCGCGCCCAAAGATGCCAAAGGCCCAGCGTTTGGCACCGACCGCGAGGCTGTCTCCGCAGAGGTCTACAACAAGTCGTTTGCGCAGCTCACACCTACTGAGCGTGCTGTGGTCAACAAGCGCGTCGAAGATGAACAAAACCGCAAGGCCAAAGCAGGTGCAACAACGCTTGCGCTGCCAGGCGAAAAAGCACTGGTGGACATTCCTAAGTTCCGTAACGACGTTCAAAAAACCATTGAACCTCAGTCCAAGGCTGTGTTTGCCGCCGACAACGCCCTGACCAACATTCAAGACTCCATCGACACTGGCAACTTTGCGTCGTACCGCGCCGCGCAGGTGCAGTTCGCCAAGGCCATCGCTGGCGCTGGTGATTTGAGCCAGAAAGAGCTGAAGGCGGCCGGGGCTGACCCAGCCTTGCTGGGCGGCACGGCCGACTACATATCCACTTTGTTCTCGTCAACGCCTACGCTGGACACGCAGAACAAGATCAAACGTACCTTGCAAGCGATCAAGAAGGTGTCCACCGACAAGGCCAACGCCGAGATCGAGAGCCAGCGCAAGATCGCGCTGCGCAACAAAGGTTATGACCCTGCCGCTGTCAATGAGGCGCTGAACTTCCCTGAGTTCTCTGCCGCGCCTGCGGCTGCGGCTGTTGCGCCTCAAACCGCTACTAACCCAAAGACCGGGCAGCGTATTATGTCTACCGACGGCGGCAAAACATGGACCCCAGTGAGGTAACAGCATGGCACTACCAGCAGGATTTGTTTTAGACCCAGAATCCGCGCAGTCTTCAGGACTGCCTTCTGGCTTTGTTCTGGACCAAGAAGCGCCAACAGGCGACTACCGCGTTGAAGCCGCCCGTAAAGGTGTGGCGGGCAGCGCCGGGATGGTGTCGGGCGCAGCCAATGTCGTATTCGACACGTTGTCCAAGCTGGGCATCAACCCCTTGGAGATGGGTATGCGTGCGGCTGGTCAGCCAGCGCAAGCCCCCGCAGCAGGCGTCGCTGACGCTTACCGCACGGGCCGCGAGGCTGTACGCCAGCCGCTGATGCAAGCAATGGGCAGTACAGGCGCGGCGCCGCAGGGCGGCGGTCAGAAGATGATCGCCGCTGGCATTGAAGCAGCAACGTCGCCAGAAAACTATTTGTTCCCCGCGCTGGCAGCAACTCGCCGCATGGGGATGCTTGGCCAAACCATCATGCGCCCCGCCGAGCAAGTCGTTGTGGGCGCTGGTGCTGAAGGCGGCGGTCAAGCTGGCGGCGCGATAGGCGGCAAACTTGGCGGTGAGACCGGCGCAGCAGTCGGTCAAATTACCGGCGGTCTGCTGGGCGGCGCTGGCTCGGCCTACGGCGCGGGCACAGCCTTGAAGGCCGCGCCTTTGGTTGGCAAAGGCTTTGATGTCGTCAAGGGCCAATGGGACAAGGTGCGCGGCACGGTCCCAGAGGATGAGCTGCTCAAGGATGTGGACAACCGCATCAGCAACATCTTCATCGCAGCAGGCGCTGCCGACCCCAACTTCATGAAGACGCTGACCGACGCTGCCAAAGCGCAGCAAGGCGTGTCCATCAAAGCGCCTGGCGGCGCTACCGTGCAGATGCCCGTGTCTGCCCTGCTGGCCGACAACCCGGTCATCAACAACTTCATCCAGAACCTGTCGTCGCGTGACCCTGTGTTCCGCGCTCAGTACGGCAACCAGTACGAAGCGGCCAAGTCTGCGCTGCTGCAAAACCAGATTCGCCTGTTTGGCGACCCAACCAAGGCTGTCGTCACGGCGACTGGCCCTGACTTGGCCAAGGCGCAGGCCCGCCGCGTTCGCTCGCTGGACGAACAGATCGCTGACGCCTACAAGAGCCAGTCGGTTGACCCCAACGTGTTTGGCCAGCGTGTGTCCAACCTGGTTGCGCAGAAAGAAAAAGCGGCCTACGCCGAGGTCAAGCCGCTGTACACCGAGGCGTTTGACATCGCCAAGGCCAAGAATGTGGAGCTGCCTGCCGGATCGGTGGACGACATCTTCAACTTCGTGGCTGGCGAGCGTGCGTCTGACGTGTTCAAGACGTTCCCGTCCATTTACAGCCGGGTCCAGTCCCGGTTCAAGCCTACGGCCACCGAGCCAAGCGCGATCTTGACTGCCGAAGGCGTGCCAATGACGCCTGGCGGCCGAGAGTTCAGCGCAGCCACGATTGAGGACTTGGACTCGCTCAAGCGCGAGATCAACCGCCAGTTGAGCAAGACCGACGTGCCCACCGACATCCGACTGCTGACCGAGCTGAAGCAGCGCGTTGGCGGCCACATCGACAACCTTGACCCCGATTTTGTCACCGCCTACCGCAACGCCGACAAAGCGTATCTGCAAAAGGTCGGCCTGCCGTTTGACACGGCCACGCTCGCGGCTGTGGACCGTAAGAAGTTCGTGGAGCAGATCGCGCCTGCCATCATCGGCAACAAGTCGAACGTGACTGAGTTCGTCAACGCCGTTGGCCCAGAGGGTACTCAACTGGTGCGCTCGGCCTTCTTGGACAGCTTCACCAACGCTGCGCTGAAGAACGATGTCTTGGACCCCAAGGCAGCGGCCAAGTGGCTCAAGAAGAACGAAGGTGGCGTGTCGATGGTGCCCGGCCTGCGCGAAGAGTTGCAAGGCGCAACGCAGGACGTACAGAAACTGTTGGCCGAACGGACCCGCCTGAACGCTGAGTTCCAGCGCGTGGCTGGCGACCAGATCATCAGCGCCCAGGGCGTGGGCAGCGCCCAAGACCTGGTGAACAAGATGTACGGCGACGTAAAGTTCACCAACAAGTTCATGCAGCAGTACGGCGCGAACAAGGATTCCGTCAACGCTGTGCGGGCATTTATGCTGGACGACTTGATCAAGTCCAAAGACCCTGTTGCCGCGCTGACCGATCGTAACAACGCTGCGGTGTTCAACCGCGTGTTTGGCCCGACCTACGCCCAAAAGGTGCAGGACTTTGTAACCGTGTCAGAGCGTCTGAACAAGGACATCACCAACGTGCCGTTCAGGGGTGAGACAGTGCCAAGGACGCCTATTGAGCAACTGACGGGCGTGCCGCCCGAGCAAATCCTTTCCCGCATCTACAACCCGGTGTCGGGCGCAACTTACGCCATCACTTCGCTGTTCAGCAAGTTCTGGGCTAAGAAGGCGTCTGAGGCCACCGAAGCGCGACTCAAAGATTTGCTGCTCAACCCAAGCGATGCCGTCAAGGTCTTCCAGGCTGTCCAACCCCGCGCCGCAGGGTTCGATCAGAAGAAGCTCCAAGACGCCATCGACATCGGGCGCAAGTACGGCATCCAGTGGGTCGCAGACGCTGCGCAAGACGCAACAACAGGCGCTGCTCGCGGCGCTGTCCAAGAGCCGCAAGAATAAGCGTCAGAGCCGTCCCTTGGCCAGCTCATGCTTATTCAGCGTGGGCTTGACACTGGGATGCGCCCGGCTGTGGATGCTGAAGGCTTTGTAGGCCACCAAGTTTTCCGCTGGGGTTAGGTGCGCGTAGGTCTGCGCTGCTCTTGGCTTAAACGCAGCATCCTTCATAAAGATGCTTGGGCGCGTGTCTTTCTTCCATTCAAACGGGCTCATGCTTGCTTCTCCTTAAACCCGCGCCATTTTTTACCCTGCATTCCAGTTCGCTTGTTTGCCAACTCAGGCTTGTATGCCGTGTCGCACCACCACTTGCCGTTCCAGAAGCTGTACCCAAGATAGCCAGCTAGGTCTGTCTCGTACACCCCGACATGTGTGGGTTTGGTTTTTGCGGGGAACCACGGTGTCATTTTCTTAGTCATGCTTTCCTCATCTTTAAAGTTTCTGCGCGGCAATCGTTCCAGCCTTGGATGTATTGGGGATGCTCACCCTCTCGCGTTCCAAACGCATCGGGGACTGCTGGCTGTGCTGCGGGTGGGGTGGTGTAGAGGGGTTGTAATTGATCAAAATGTTTTTCTTCAAAAAATCCTATTTTGGAATCCCACCATCCAACAGGCTCATAGTCCAGCCCCAACGCTCTGGCGTTCTCTGCCTTCTTGTCGAGGGCAAGGGCTTGCTTGATGGCGGCAAGTTCGTTATCTCTGTCTTTGCACCAAATAGGGTCATCTGTGCAGTTTTTGCCTTTATGCTCAAACGGATATTCACCGTTGTAGCCCTCACCGCTTGCACTAAATCCCGCAAGGTAGGCGGCTTCCAGCGCCAGCTTCAATGCTTCTTTCATGTGTTCCCCCTTGCTCGGATTGCTTCGGCGCATCTCCTTGACTCCGTGTCTTCACGATTGTTGTCACCCATGTATCGGGCATCACATACCTTTGCACACGCCTCACGCTCATCAGCGATAGCGTCAGCACGGACAAGGGCTTCAAAGGCTTTAATGTCTTTCCATCGGATTACACCGCTAGGAAAGCCAGCCTCACGGGCCATGTCTATCGTGTCTCTCATACAGCCTCCATCAAATAAGCAATACCCGTCCACACACCCCACATCAGGGTGATGGACACCACGGCAGAGACAATCACCCCGCCGATCAGAATTGTTTTTAGTTTCATTTGATGATCCTCCTAAAAGCGCCGCACCGGGCGCACTTGTACATCCCCGGCCCAGTGACGGGTTCCCAACGGTGTTTGCAATCGTTCATTTCTTCTCCGGCAAGATCAGTTCAAGTGTTGTAAACCTGTGCATGTTGGCGCACAGGTAACGTCGGCGGCGGGTGCCATCAGAGCGCATACGGCTGTCGATGACCTCGGTATAAGTTCCGCACACGGGGCACTTCATTTGTACCTCCGCAGCGGCTCGACCTTCTTCTCTGGTGGTGGCGGCAGCATCTTCTCGGACGGTGGGGTCCAGCCCCACTTGCGCCAGGTGGCCTGCACGTCAGCCCCGCTGCTCCACTTGAATTCTTTGTTCGGTACGGATGGATAGATCATCATTTGCTCTTTCGATTACTAAGTGCCGATAGGCACGGATTGCTGTCTTCAAGTCCGCTTGCAGACTCTCGATCAGCTCTTCTTGCTCAGTCAGCCGCGTTGCGGCTTCTTGTGCAAACTTGGCCAGGTTGCGTGCTTCCCACGCCTCGAACCTGTTCATCGGGCAGTGGCCAGCGTCAGCAGCTCGGCTCTCTCTCTGGCCACACGCAGCGTGTTGTAGCGTTGGTGCAGGCGCTCGATAACCTTGACGCGGCGAGCGCCCTTCATCTCAGCGTCCAGCAGCGCCTGAACATCCACCTCTGGCAGCGAGGCCAGCACTTCGTTAAGTTTTCGCCAGGTGTAGCTCAATTTTCTTCTCCAGTTGTTCAATCAGTTTGGTCGTGCGATCGTGTGTGCGCTGCGCTGCGTTCAGTTGCCGGGTCTTGTGCCGTAGCTCAGACTTGGCGGCCCGCAGTTTGGCTTTCCATTGGTCGATTCGTTTCATTTGAGTGCCTCCAAGGCGATTTGCGAAAGGGATAGCTTGTCGTGCAGCGCGCGCCAGATTTTATGATCGACAGTGCTGTCGGTCAGAAATACATAGCACCACACGTCATGCCGCTGGCCGCTACGATGCAAGCGCCCGATGGTCTGCTCGTACAGTTCGAGCGACCAGGGCAGGGACAGGAAGACGATATGGTGTCCTCCGTGCTGGAGGTTGAGGCCGTGGCCTGCTGACTTGGGGTGGACGGCAAGCAAGGCAACCTCGCCCCGGTTCCATCGCTCGATGGCGTCGTCATCGTCGAGCGTCGTGAGGTGCTTAAACCGTCGCTTGAGTTCGGCAAGTTCTTCTTGGTATTGGTAGACCAGGAGGGTATTCGCATGTTGGTTCTCATCAAGCAGTTCTTCAAGGCGATCAAACTTGTGGGACGACAGCCAGATCGGGCCGTTGTCGGAGTACAGGAATCCGGACGACATCTGCTGGAGCTTCTGCGTGACCACGGCAGCGTTGACCGCCACCACGTCGTCCAGCACAAAGTCCTTCTTCATCTTGTTGTAGCCCGTCATGTCCATCTTGCAGGCCACCTCAACCGTGCGCAGGGGCGGCAGCTTGTCCTTGTACTCGCCAGGCTCCAGCACGAACGTGGCGGGCTTGATGCGTTGCATGACCAGCTCCAGCGATCCTTTGCGCGGCTGCCAGTCGCCGAAGTCCTTGTTGACCAGCGTGAAGTACTGCTGCATAAACGCGCCCTTGGCGCGGCCCAGCAGCGTCTGGTCCACGATCTTGCACTGGCCGAACACGTCCTCAAGGCCGTTGCTGGTGAACGAGCCAGTCAAACCCCAACGGATACCGACATCACCAATGACTTTGTTCAGCGCCTTAAAGCGTGCGCCCGAGGGGTTCTTCAGCTTGGTCAGCTCATCGAACACGATGGCGTCAATGTGCGCCAGGTTCTGCTCGGCGAGCCACTGGATGTTGTCGTAGTTGCTGACGATGATCTGAGCGCCGCTGTAAAGTGCCGATAGGCGAGCCTGGGGTGTGCCCACGGCCACGGCCAAGGTGCAGCCGGGTGCCCACTTGGGCTGCTCGACTGGCCACACGTCGGTGCAGACGCGCTTGGGCGCGAGCACAAGAAAGCGGCCCACTACACCGTCGATCAACATATCTTGCATGGCCGTCAGCGTGATGGCTGTCTTGCCAGCACCGACCGGGGCCAGGATCATGGCGCGGTCGTGCTCGAACAGGAAGTCAGCAGCGGTCTCTTGATAGTCACGCAGTTTCACGCAGCCACCCATCTATTTGTTCTTTGTTCCACAGACACACATACCTTTGGTTCATCAGCGCCATGTCGGCGGCAAAGACTTTCTGCAACTCCGACAGCCTGCCGCCCTCGGTCTTGACCTCAACAAACCATGTCTGGCCGTTGGGCAGGCACACGATCCGGTCGGCCACGCCGCGATGCGCAGGGCTGGTGAACTTGTACGCCCGCCCGCCGCGCTCTTTGACACGCTTGACGAGGTAGGCTTCGACTTGTTTTTCTAACATGACACGAATAATACACGAAAAAAAGTTTTGCACAACTATTTTTTGTGTGGTAAGATCAAACCCTCATCAACTACAGGACAGTCAAATGGAATATCACATCCCCGCTGCCGATTACAGCAGCATCAACGTCAGCGCCTACGAAAAGGGTATTTGGATCAGCGTCATGCGTCACTGCGGCTACACATCCACACACCTGACACGCAAGCAGGCAGAAGAACTGCGTGACGCATTGATCGCTTTGACCACGGAGACAGAAGATGCAGCACAGTAACATCGTCGGCGGCTCGACCGCTAAGCGCGTCATCAACTGCCCTGGCAGTGTGGCCTTGGTGCAGAAGATGCCCCCAAAGCCCAGCAGCGAGCACGCTGACCGTGGCACCCTGCTGCACGACGCAATGGCTTTCATCTTGGAAGACCAAAGCGTAGACGTGATCGGGCGCACATACGAGGGTCAAGTTCTTACACAAGACCTCTACGACGAAAAGATCATGGTGGCGCTGGCGCTGCTGGACGAAGTAGACCCCGACAAGGAGATGCTGTATGAAGTTGAAACACGCGTGGGATTTGGTGATCTCTTACCTAATGTATTCGGTAGCACGGATTTGGTTGGTCGTATTGGCAGCCGTGCTATTGTTTTGGACTGGAAGTTTGGGGACGGTGTGGTGGTTGATGCGGTAGAGAATCCGCAGCTCATGTTCTACGCCGCCGCCAGTATGCGAACCCCCGAGGCAGCATGGGCCTTCGAGGGCGCAACCGAGATCGAGTGCGTGATCGTGCAGCCGCCCATGATTCGTCGCTGGACGACAACGCCCGAGCGCATCGCAAAGTTCGAGCAAGAGCTGGTGCAGGCCGTCAAGGCCGCGCAGCAGCCTGATGCTGAACTCAAGGCAGGTGACCACTGCCGCTGGTGCGCAGCCAAGCCCGTGTGCCCGCTGATGACGGGCGCTGTAGACCGCGCGCTGCAAGTGCAGCTCAAAGAGATCGACGCTGCCATGCTGGGCCAGTATTTGGCCCAAGCTGATACGCTAGAGAGCTGGATCACCGACCTGCGGGCGCTGGCGTTCCAGTTGCTTGAAAAGAACATCCCCGTGCCTGGCTATAAGATTGTGCAGAAGCAAGCGCGGCGTCAGTGGGTTGACGAAGCCAAGGCAGCAGCGATGCTGACCGACGCGGGTATCGACCCGATTAAAAAAGAGCTGATTTCTCCAGCAGTCGCTGAGAAGTTGCTCAAAAAGAGCAAGTTGGCGCTGCCTGACGAATTCGTCAAGTCGGTGTCATCAGGCACAACACTGGCAAGCGAGGATGACTCCCGCCCAGCAGTGTTGCAGTTGGGCAACCTTCGGGCTGCCCTTTCTAAACTCCAGTGAAAGTAAGATATGCAACTCGCAACATTCTCTAAAGCAAACCTGCCCGCCCTCACAAACGCCCTGCGTAACCTCCAGCCTGCTGGTGGCGACACTGGCGTGGCCATCATCAAGATGGACAAGGGCGGCCATTGGGTCTTCGGTGCAGAGCAGACCGAGATCGAAGAAGGCTCTACTTGGGCCGTCAATCCTTTGTCGTTCGTCCACGGCTTCATCGCTTGGGGCGACGGTGAGGTGCTCGGCGAAAAGATGGTCGGCATCGCCAACCCTTTGCCTGAACTTGACGAAGCGCCCCCGCTTGCCAAGAAGGGCTGGGAGAGCCAAGTCGGCATGTCGCTGAAATGCGTGTCCGGCGAAGACAAGGGTCTGGAAGCCCGCTACACCGTGACATCCGTCGGCGGTAAGCGCGCGGTGCAGACCTTGGCTGTGGCCTTGGCCGATCAGGTCGATAAAGACCAGACCAAACCAGTGGCCATCGTGCGTCTGAAGAAGGACCACTACCAGCACAAGTCCTACGGCAAAATCTACACCCCGGTCTTTGAGATCGTCGAGTGGATGAGCATGGACGGCGAAGCGCCTGAGGCGCCTGCGGCCGAGCCAGAAGCACCAGCTCGCCGCCGCCGCGCAGCGTAACCTTTTCTGATGCCCAGTGACAGTGGGCATTGGAAAAGGAACCCGACATGATTCTCTGGATTGATTTCGAGACGCGCAGCCGCTGTGACCTGAAGGCCAAGGGCGTCTACAACTACGCGCAAGACGCGAGCACCGACGTCCTGTGCATGTCCTACGCCTTCGACGATGGTGAGGTCGTCACTTGGCTGCCGGGCGAGCCTTTCCCTCAAGAAGTCGCCAGTCATACCGGCCTGATCTACGCCCACAACGCCGCGTTTGAGCGCCTGATCTTCTGGTATGTCCTCCAGATCGACTTCAAGCTGGAACAGTTCTACTGCACCGCAGCGCAGGCCCGTGCCAACTGCGCGCCTGGCAGCCTTGAGGACGTGGGGCGCTTTGCTGGCGCTGACATGCGCAAGGACCACCGGGGTAGCCAACTTATCCGGCTGCTGTCTGTGCCGCAGGCCAACGGCCAGTTCCGTGAGGACGCCGCCCTGATGGATGAGATGGTCCGTTACTGCGAGCAAGACGTCCGTGTGATGCGTGTCGTCAGCAAGTCGCTGCGCCCGCTGTCGGACGACGAACTGCTGGACTACCACGTCAACGAGCAGATCAACGATCGTGGCGTTCTGGTAGACGTGCCGCTATGCCAAGCCGCGATCAAGTACGCCGCCGATGAGACCGTCGAGATTCAGCAGATCGTGTCCGAGGTGACCGAGGGCGTCATCACCAGCGTGCGCTCGCCCAAGATGCGCGAGTGGGTGCTGGAGCGCGTCGGGCCGGAGGCCAAGAAGCTGATGTGGACGGGCGAGAAATATTCGATTGACAAGACCGTGCGGGCCAACCTGCTCGCGATGGAGAACCCCGATGAGATTCCGGCCCATGTTGCAGACGTTATTCAATGCGCAGACGACCTCTGGGCGTCTTCGGTTGCGAAGTTCAACCGCCTCTCGAACCTCGCCGATGAGGAAGATCAGCGAGTCCGAGGCGCTTTCGTTTTTGCTGGAGGGGCTGCCACCGGACGAGCGTCGAGCTATGGCGCGCAGGTTCACAACTTTACCCGCAAGTGCGCCAAAGAGCCTGATGAAGTACGCCACGCTATGGTGCGTGGCCACGCAATCACACCAAGATTTGGTCGCCGCATTACAGATGTGCTCAAGGGGATGCTTCGCCCCGCGCTGATCGCCAAGCCCGGCCACGTCCTGATCGCCTACGACTGGTCGGCCATCGAGGGCCGTGTGCATCCGTGGCTGTCCAACTGCCCGGCAGGCGAGGCCAAGCTGGACGTGTTCCGATCGGGCATGGACCCGTACAAGGTCAACGCTGCCGCGACGTTCGGCGTGTCCTACGCCGATGTCACCTCGGACCAGCGCCAAGTGGGCAAGGTGCAGGAGCTGGCCCTTGGTTTCTTAGGCGGCGCGGGCGCGTTCGAGGTGTTTGGCCGCGCCTACGGCATTCGGCTGTCGGTGTCCGAGGTGAACAAGGCCGTGGAGGGCTGGCGCAGGGCAAACCCTTGGGCGCAGGCCCACGGCCAGCAGCTCGAAGCCGCCTACCTTCGGGCGATGCGAAACAAAGGTTTTGAATTCGCCGCAGGGCGCACTGTGTACTTGTTCGACGGGCAAACGCTCTGGTACAGTCTGCCTTCCGGTCGGGTGCTTTGTTACCCCAACGCCAAGTTTGACGCCGAGGGCAACGTGACATACACCAAAGCAGCATGGAAACCCGCCGCCGATGCCAAAGAGTGGCCCCGCGCCCGTTTGTGGCGCGGTCTGGCTTGCGAGAATGTCACGCAGGCGACAGCCCACGACATCCTGCGCCACTCACTGCGCCAGCTCGATGGCGTCGTTTTGCACGTTCATGACGAGATCGTTGTCGAGTGCCCGGCCCACGAAGCCGAGGCAGTCGCCGCCCACATGCACCAGATCATGTGCAGCCCGCCCGCTTGGGCCGAGGGCTTGCCCTTGGCCGCCGAGGGCGTCACCACCACCCGCTATTCGTAAAAAAGCCCCGGCGGGTTAGGCCGGGGCGAAGTTCCAACTTACAGGAGAAAACACGATGGATTTTATCAGTTATATCTGCTCACTGCCAGCCGATGGTGAAACTGCCTTGATGGTGTTGCAAAAACCCGTCGGTCGTGAGATTCAATTGCACGCCGATGGCGCGATCAAGGCGACCTGGCCAGCGTTCCTGCCCGGCCACAAGATGAAACCCGGCGCTTGGTACGGCAACACGGCCAGCTTCATCGTCGACCGTTTCAAGGATGGCCACGTCAGCGCCTCCGCTGCCAACTGCGAGTACGTCATTGTGATGGTGCTGGATGATGTGGGCACGGACAAGGTGCCCAACACCTGCCCGCTGCCCCCGACTTGGATCATGGAGACCTCGCCCGGCTCGTTTCAATGGGGCTACGCCTTCAGCGAGCAACCCCGCAAGGGCGACTTCGCTGCCGCGATCAAGGCGATTGCCGAGGCAGGCTACACCGACAAGGGCGCGATCAACGCCGTGCGCAACTTCCGTCTGCCCGGCTCGATCAACCTGAAACCCGGCCGCGACAACTTCACCGCTGCGCTGGTCGAGTTCAACCCCGAGCGCGAGTACAGCCTCGAAGAACTGTGCGCGGCCATGAAGGTCACGCCCGGCCCGGTCGAGTCGGTCTACGCTCCGGTCCGAGTCCAAGACGATGGTGGCGACGATGTGATGGCCTGGCTGTCGGATAACGGACTGGTGCTCTCTAACCCAAACCAAGAGGGCTGGGCTGGCGTGGTCTGCCCTAACGCTGCTGAGCACACAGACGGCAACCCCGAGGGCCGCTACATGCCCGCGAACCGTGCGTACTGCTGCCTGCACTCGCACTGCCTGGAGCTGGACTCTTCGACGTTCCTCAAGTGGGTGGCCGACAGTGGTGGCCCGGTCCACTCGCCCGGCCTGCGCGACGAGCTGCTGGTCAGCGCGATGGAGTCAGCACTCAGTAAGCTGCAACCGACTGCCGACTTCCCCAACGTGGCCGCTACAGTGGTGGCCGAAACTCAGCGCAAGGAAATGGCACGGGTCGAGAAGGCCGACTGGTGGGATCGCTTCGCCTACCTGCAAGACGATGACGCCTACTTTGACATGCAAGACCGCCGCGAGATCAGCCGCAGCACGTTTAACGCCATGTTCCGGCACATCGGCTGCAAGTCTATCCATAACGGCCGCAAGGTCGAGGCGTCTTACTCGTTTGATGAGCAGCGCCAAGACAAGGGCGCGCAGTCGCTGGTCAGCGTGACCTACGCGGCAGGCGCCAGCACCATCGTCAACCGTGACGGGCTAACCTACGGCAACCGCTGGGTTGACGCCAGACCAAAACCGATGCCCGGCGACGCTACCCCCTGGCTAACCCACGTCGAGCGCATGATCCCCGAGAAGTTCGAGCGTGAGCACCTCTTAAACGCGCTGGCGCACAAGGTGCAGTTCCCCACGCACAAGATCAACCACGCGATCCTAATGGGCGGCAACCACGGGTCGGGCAAAGACACGATGTTTGCGCCGTTCTTTTGGGCCATCGGTGGCGACGCCAAGCGTAATTGTTCGCTGGTCAAAAACGAAGACCTGACGTCGCAATGGGGTTACGCCCTCGAGTGCGAAGTGATGGAAATCGCCGAACTGCGCCAAGCCGAAGCCAAGGACAGGCGCGCGCTTGAAAACACCCTCAAGCCCATCATTGCAGCGCCCCCTGAGTTACTGACGATCAACCGCAAGGGCTTGCACCCGTATTACGCTCTGAACCGGGTCTTCGTGGTGGCGTTCTCAAACGAGCGTGTCGCTATCAGCTTGCCCTCTGAGGATCGCCGCTGGTTTGTGCTCTGGTCTGAGGCGGCTAAGTTAACTGAGCGCGAGGCGCTGGCGCTGTGGAACTGGTACAAAAACCAAAACGGATACCAAGCAGTGGCCCATTACCTGCACACCCGTGACGTCTCGGCTTGGAACCCTACCGCGCCCCCTCCGCTAACTGAGGCCAAGCAAATCATGGTCGAGCATGGCATGAGCACATCCGAAGCCTTTCTGGTTGACATGCTGCGCCGCCGCGCGGGTGAGTTCGCTCGTGGGGTGATCGGCTCGCCCTTCCATGCGCTGTGTGACCGTTTGCAGGGTATCGCACCCCAAGGGACTAAGATCGTTCAAGGCGCGCTGCTACACGCTATCAAGGAAGCCGGATGGATTGACTGCGGCCGCCTGGCCGCGCAGGGTTACCCCAGCAAAAAGCACATTTTCCGCGCGCCTGATGTTGACCTGAGCAAATCGGAGCTTAGGCGCGTGGTGGAGACATAAAAAAGGGGCCCTTAAAGGGCCCTCATTTTTTATTGGTTAGTATGCGCAAAATCAGCGCCAGGCACGCGTAAATCATTCTAGGCTCTCTTCCACGCAAACCGGAAACTGAGGGTCATAACCATCAGGCGTGCGATTGGTGGCGGGCTCGAATGCGCAGGGTACCAGGTGCAAGCGCGCGCGGTTTAACGCGGTGTAGGCCGTGACATAGTCTGACGTGAGCATCACGCGCGGATTGAAAACCGGGTAATCGCGCTTCGCGCTGTTGTGCTTATCGATGCCCTTAGGCCGTTCGAGCTTGGCGCCGCGCTTGCCCTTCGATTTGTCGATTGTGGCCAGTAGATCATGGATCGCTGGCGCGTTTTCGGGTTTGACCGTGAATGTCGCGCGGCCGTGGGTGATTGTGATCATGATGTGAATTCCTGAAGATTGGCGCGCATAACCGAATAAGGTCCGGTTTTGAACAGCGCGTAATAGGCGAAGTAGATTTCCATTAGCTCCACGGGTTTACCCTTATAGGTGCCCTTAGTGCCAGGCTTTGGCCAGCTTTCCCGCGTCGGGTACCGGTCCGGCGCCGGATTGTGTTTGTAACCGGGAATTGGTGATTCGATCATTCTATAATCCAATATTCTACTTTTGTTGGTTTGCCATCGGTATAATAATTTTTCCAGCTAGGAACGGAAAGCCCGACAATTTGCCCGTTTCCGTATCTTGTTTTCCACTCTACAATTTCAGGTTTTTGGTGGCTTGGATTTACGTCCAATGGCCCGATAAATCGGAAAAATTCCTCTTTTGTGACTTGTTTCATGCTGCTACCTTCATCATGATGACTTTGGCCATTTTGCGGCCGTGGGCAGGGTAGCAAATAAGATCGATTGACTTATCCCAGCACGCGCGACAGCCGGAGCACTTGCCGTCGTGCTCATAAGCCCTGCAAAGTGACGCGCCTGGATGTTCTTGGAATGTTTCAGCGCTGGGTCCAATCACTGAACCATGCAAGCCAGGGATATATTCGCCGTTGATTGAATCGGCCGAAAAGCGCACGCTGACATTGGCCAGCGCTTTCATTTGCTCGAGCACCTGGCGAAACTTGGGGAATTTATGCATGCGCGTGGGGAGCCAGTGCTTCACCCAGGGCGTACGCTGCATGACTTCGAGCACTTTTTCAGCCAGGGCCAGGCTGTAAAGATCTCCGCTGTCGAGCCAGCGGAAATAATCGTCGCGCTGTAACTCTTGCACCATGTTGTCGCACCAGTCCAGGCGGGTCCAATCGGTGCGATTAAATTCTCTAGGTGCTTTGACGTTGGCGAAAACGTAATTCCCCGTGGTGGCGTAACAGCCCTTGCAGGCGTCAACGAGCACGCCCGGTGACTCGAGCGAACCAGGGCAGGTGTCTAGCGCTTGTAAGGACCATGAGCGGATCCCGTCCAGCTTGGATGTCACGCTGATGCGTGGCCAGGCTTGCAAAATGTAATTGTTCATGATGTTTGTCCTTATTTGGTTAAGTCAGCAAAAGCGATTCCCATGGGCGCGTCGTCTAGATCGACAATGCCGCGTTCGGTCCAGGCTTTGAATGCGTCTTCTTTTGTGCTGTACATCCAATGGCCATGCCAATTGAACCAATAATTAAAATTGTGAATCGCGCGTTCTGTTCGGCTCATGGTTTGCCCCTTATTTGGTTAAGACGTCGAAGTAGGCCAGCGCGCCTACTAGCAGCGCGGCCGCAATGGCCAGCACGGTCAATATGTCTAAAATTTTGTCTCGCATGATATTGGTCCTTTAAAACGATTCGTAATATCCGCCAGATTCGCGGCGCGCTTCGGTGATGCGTAGATGCCAGGCCCACGCGGCCGCGGCTGTTTTGTGCTCCGCGATCAATTCCGCATAATCGGCCGCGTCGAAGGTCTCGAGCATTTCGCCCCCGTCGGTCTCATATTGTTCGTTGGCCAGGGTTTTCAGGTTGTCGATTTCGTTTTGCATGGTTTGGTCCTTTTCGTTTGTTTACGGTTTGCCCTTCCCGTGAGGGAGACTCGAGTGTAAAGAATTTCTTTGCACTTGTAAAGCGTTTTTGTCACGTTTGCGACAGCCTGGGCCATGTTCTGGGTCGAATTGTCATGTTCTGGGTCATGTTGCGAGGGCAGTTTGACCCATAAGAAAGCTAGTATCCATGCGGGTTTGCGGCCGTTCTGGGTCAAATTGTCATTGTTTTTCTTTAGTCTAAGAAAATAAATATATATATATAGGCTGAGACGCTACCGCGTCGACAGCACGCCACAGAGCGCACCTTCGGAAATTTCGTGACAATTTGACCCATAACGGCCATAAATCGATGTAAGTTGTTGATTCATAAGGCTTTTTTATTGTCATTTGTGGGCCAAATGATGACCTATAAGATGACCCATAAGATGACCTAGAATCCTGGCCATGCCTAGACATTGCAGCCCCGACACCAAATATTTTCAGCGCGTTTTATCGCCAGCGGACCGCGCGGTTTTGCTGGCCGCTGGTGCGGGTGATCTGTCCAATGGTTTCAGAGAGATCCTCGCTGTTTATGTAACCCTGTGGAATGCCGGTTTGCGACCTGGCCAGATAGATGATTTTTTACAATCAGATATAACAATTCGGCATAACGATTAATTGTTTTATGTGGCTACCAGGTATGGCCAAAAAGCACCCACGTGCTCTCACGCTATCGGCACGCCGCTTCGAGCCACCAAGCCCCAAGCCCCAAGCCCCAAGCCGCTTGCAGTTTGCTTGAAGCCTGAATAGTTGAAGCCTGAAGCATGGGGGGGGAGGGGTCTGGCTGTTAGACAAAAAGTTACAGGTGCCCCCAACCCTCTGAAAAAGTGAAATTAGAAAAAATGACAATTTGACCTACAATCGCGCTAACTTCCGAAAGGGTAAAAGATGGAATCTCATTCCGTAACAGCATCTGGAAAAAAACGCGGGCGACCGCTGAAGATGACGATCCAGAGGTACGCAGAGAACCCGCCTGCGATCCTGCCGAAGACGGATCACCAACGCATCAAAGAGCTGAAAGAGCTGATGATCCGGTCTGGCGGCAAGGATGTCGCCGAGAAGGTGATCCAGATTGCGCTCAATGATGAGCACCCTGGTCAGATGGCGGCGCTGAAGATGTGCATGGACAGGACGCTGCCAATCGGTATGTTCGAGAAGGACAAGAACCAGCGCAGCGCCATCACGATCAACATCACGGGTCTGGGCGAGGCGCCGACGATCATCGAAGCCGAGGACGGTTACAACGTCAAGGACGTTACAGATGTCTGACCTCAATTTCTCACTGCTGCCTTGGCAGCAACAGGTCTACGCCGACCAGACCCGGTTCAAGGTGATTGCCGCCGGGCGGCGCTGTGGGAAGTCAAGACTGGCAGCCACCACTCTGATCATCGAGGCGCTCAAGTGCCCACCGGGTTCGGCTGTCTTGTACGTCTCGCCAACAATGGGGCAGTCGAGGCAGATCATCTGGGACTTGCTGCTGGACCTGGGCCGCGAGGTGATCCAGTCGAGCCACGTCAACAACTTGGACATCACGATGGTGAACGGCGCGCGCATCTACGTCAGGGGCGCAGACCGACCCGACACGCTGCGAGGCGTCTCCCTAACTTACGCGGTGCTCGACGAGGTGGCCGACATCAAGCCCGAGGCGTGGGAGCAAGTCATTCGGGCGTCGCTGTCGGATAGGAAGGGCCGAGGGATGTTCATCGGCACGCCCAAGGGCCGGAACTGGTTTCACGACCTGTGGAAGCTGGGGCAGGATAACCAAGACAGCGACTGGAAGAGCTGGCACTTCACCACGCAGGACAACCCGCTGATCGACCCGACCGAGATCGAGTCGGCGAAGAAGACCCTATCTACCTTCGCGTTCAAGCAGGAATACCTGGCCAGCTTCTCGAATGCGGGCGCGGATGTGTTCAAAGAGGAATGGATCAAGTACGGCCAGGAGCCGGACTACGGCAGTTACTTCGTGGCGGTGGACTTGGCCGGGTTTGAGGAAGTGGCCAAGCAGGCGGCTAATAGTAAGAAGCGGCTGGATGAGTCAGCGATTGCAGTCGTCAAGGTGACGGACGACGGCAAGTGGTTTGTGAAAGAGATCGAGCACGGGCGCTGGGATATTCGCGAGACGGCGGCCAAGATACTGATAAAGATGCGGGATTACCGCCCGCTGTCCATCGGCATCGAGAGAGGCGCGCTGAAAAACGCGGTTCTGCCGTATTTGAGCGACCTGATGCGTAAAAATAACGTGTACAGCCATATCGTGGATTTGACGCACGGCAACCGGAAAAAAACGGACCGGGTGATTTGGTCTTTGCAGGGGCGGTTTGAACACGGTAGAATCGTCCTGAACAGCGAAGAGGAATGGGGCACGTTCGTGGACCAGCTTTTGATGTTTCCGTCGCAGGGCGTTCACGACGACCTGCCGGATGCGCTGTCCTACATCGACCAGTTGGCCGTCACCAGCTATTTTGAAGACGCTGACGACGAGGACTGGCAGCCGATGGATGTAATATCGGGGGTATAGCCACCGACATAGGGGTCAAAATGGATCAAAATGAGTTCGACGAGCCGACAGAAAACGACAAAGAGCTGACGGCCTTTGTCGTTGACCATTGCGACCGCTGGCGCGACTACCGCAACACCAACTTTCTGGACGATTACCTCGAATATGAGCGTATTTTCCGTGGCGAGTGGGCGGCAGAAGACAAAACGCGCGACTCTGAGCGATCAAGAATCGTGACGCCTGCCACCCAGCAGGCAGTCGAGACCCGGCACGCGGAGATCATGGAAGCGATCTTCGGCCAGGGTGACTTTTTCGACATTGAAGACGACCTCAAAGACATCAACGGCAACCCGTTGGACGTGGAGATGCTCAAAGCGCAGCTCACAGAGGACTTCAAGCAGGACAAGATCAGAAAAGCGATTGATCAGATCGAGCTGATGGCCGAAATCTACGGCACTGGCATCGGCGAGATCGTCGTGAAGACGGAAAAGGTGTTCGAGCCTTCAACGCAGCGGATTCCAGGGCAAACGAGCCAAGCGGCCATCGGCGTAGTGGAAAAAAGCCGGATTGCGGTCAAAATCATGCCCGTCAACCCCAAAAACTTCCTGTTTGACCCCAACGGGACAAGCATCGACGACTGCATGGGCGTGGCGATTGAGTCGTATGTGGGCATCCACAAGATCGTTGAAGGCATCGAGAAGGGTATCTACCGCAAGGTGAACATCACCCCGACGTATGAGGACACCGATCTGGAGCCGACGCAGGAGATGAGCCAGTACCGCGACGAAAAAGTGCTGCTGTTGAAGTACTACGGCCTGGTGCCACGCGAATACCTGACCGACAAGGACGAGGAAGTTGCGGTTTTGTTCCCCGACGACTCGGCTGCCGAGGACTATTCGGACATGGTGGAGGCGATTGTCGTGATCGCCAACGGCGGCCTGCTGCTCAAAGCGGAAGAAAACCCGTACATGATGAAGGACCGTCCGGTCATCAGCTACCAAGACGACACGGTGCCCAACCGCCTGCTGGGCCGTGGCACGGTGGAGAAGTCCTACAACATGCAAAAGGCGATTGACGCTCAAGTCAGGTCGCACTTAGACAGTCTGGCGCTGACCACCAGCCCCATGATGGGCATGGACGCGACCCGGTTGCCACGCGGCGCTCGGTTCGAGGTCAAGCCAGGCAAGGCGTTCATGGTCAACGGCAACCCAGCCGAGATTCTGTACCCGTTCAAGTTCGGCGAGACGAGTCTGAACAACCTGAACACGGCCAAAGAGTTCGAGCGTATGCTGCTGCAAGCCACTGGCACGCTGGACAGCCAAGGCATGGTGAGCCAAGGCAACCGAGACGGCGCGGGCATGAGTATGGCGGTTGCCACGATCATCAAGAAGTACAAGCGCACGCTGGTCAACTTCCAAGAAGACTTCCTGATCCCGTTCATCCAAAAGGCGGCGTTCAGGTACATGCAGTTCGACCCCGAGCGTTACCCAAGCGTTGACATGAAGTTCTTGCCAACGGCCACGCTGGGCATCATTGCCCGCGAGTACGAGCAGCAGCAATTCATTGGTCTCTTGCAGACGCTGGGTCCAAACACCCCGGTGCTGCCGCTGATCTTGAAAGGCATCTTGAACAACTCCAGCCTGTCCAACCGCTACGAACTGATGGGCGCACTGGACCAGATGAGCCAGCCAGACCCACAAGCGCAGCAGATGCAACAGGCCCAGCAGCAGTTGGCCATGCAAGCGGCGCAGGCTCAGATTGCGGTCAACACGACGCAAGCCGAGCAGAACCGGGCCGAGGCGACCAAGCTGATGACCGAGGTGCAACTGATGCCGCAAGAGGTGCAGGCCAAGGTGATTGCATCGACCACCAAGAACCTGCCAGCGGGCAACGAGTCGGCAGAGTTTGACAAGCGCGTCAAGATTGCGGAATTGATGCTCAAGGAAGCGGACATGAAGAACAAGAGCAAGATTGTCGAACTTCAGATGGCCGAAAAGAAAAACAAAGTCGCCGGAATGGAAGAAGACTTCTTGGATCAACTGACACAGGAGCTGAACAATGGACGCGGATAAACTGGCTATAGATTTGCTCTTGAAGGGCATGACGCAGGACCAACAGACAGCGGCTCTGGAGTCCATCAAAGAGTCGGTAGCGCAGGCCAAGGCCATCCAAAAACAACGCATTGGCGAGAACGTCCAAGTCGTGGTTCAGGCTCTCAAGAAGTTGGAAGCGGACATCCGCGACCGCTACGATGAGGTGGGCAACAAGATCGAAAAGCGTGTGGCCACCATCAAGGATGGCAAAGACGGCTCGAATGGCGTCAATGGCAAGGACGGCAAAGACGGTCGGCCAGGTCGTGACGGTGGTCAAGGCCCACGCGGCAATGATGGCTTAAACGGCAATGATGGCCGCGACGGCGAGGACGGCGTGTCGGTCACGGACGCGCACATCGACTTTGACGGCAGTCTGGTGATCAGTCTGTCGTCTGGCCGCACGATTAACGTGGGCGAGGTGGTGGCCCCCGACTTGGCCGAGAAGATCAAGGTGATCACGAACGGCGGCGGCACAAGCCAAGGCGTGCTGGATACGCTGGCCAGCTTGCAAACACAGATTGACAACATTCCAGGTGGTGGAGATGTAGTTGGCCCTGCTTCTGCGACTGATAGCAGCTTGGTGGCTTTTAATGGCACAACGGGCAAGCTGATCAAGCAAGCTGCAACGGTGACCGTTGCCCAGGGCGGTACAGGCACGGCATCCCCCGCCTTGGTTGCGGGAACAAACGTCACGATCACAGGCGCATGGCCTAACCAAACGATCAACGCTTCTGGCGGTGGTACGGTGACATCTGTGGATGTGTCGGGCGGCACAACAGGCTTAACGACCTCCGGCGGCCCGGTTACTACATCAGGAACAATCACTCTTGCGGGTACTTTGGCAATTGCCAATGGCGGCACTGGCCAAACGACTGCGGCTGCCGCAATTACTGCTTTGACAGGCACTCAAACCTCTGGGCAGTATTTACGCTCCAACGGCACCAATGCCGTGCTGGCGGCAATCCAAGCTGCGGATGTCCCTACGCTGAATCAAAATACCACAGGCACTGCCGCTAACGTCACAGGTACGGTTGCGGTTGCCAATGGTGGTACAGGTGTTACGACATCTACAGGCACTGGCAACGTGGTTCTGTCTACCTCGCCAACACTAGTGACGCCTGCACTTGGCACACCATCATCGGGGGTGGTCACCAACCTTACTGGCACTGCTTCCATCAACATCAACGGCACTGTGGGCGCTACAACGGCCTCTACGGGTGCGTTCACATCGTTGTCGGCGACTGGTGTGACAACATTCTCCGCTGGCACTGTGAGCGCCCCCGCCATCACCACATCGGGCGACACCAACACAGGCATTTTCTTCCCTGCTGCTGACACCATTGCTTTTGCTGAAGGTGGTGTGGAGGCTATGAGAATTGATAGCTCTGCAAACGTAGGTATTGGGACCAATTCGCCCACGGCAAAACTTGATGTTTTAACTAGCATTAATTTGTCTGGTCAAAATTACCTGAACGCAGCGTATGACATTGGCGGCGGTGTTGGCTGGGTTAGTGGCTACAACGTCACATATTCATCTTCTGATATCCGAAACGTAGTTACTGGTGCGTTAACTGGCCTTGTCTATGGCAGTGCTGGCTTTCAGTTTTACACAAATGCAAGCGCAGCAGGTGGAACTGCGGCGTCTGAACGGATGCGTATCAACTCCTCCGGCAACGTGGGGATTGGGACGAGTTCGCCTCAAGCAAAACTGGCAGTTTCCAATGCTGGTGCGGCAGGTCTTGAGTTCTTCACAAACTACCCCGGTGGTGGTGTTGGCACTTATATTCAGAGCTTTAATAGAAGTGCTGTCGCGTACTCCAACACGGCATACGATGCAGCACAACACGCCTTCTTTACCTCTGGAACCGAACGTATGCGCCTCGACTCCAGCGGTAACTTGCTGGTGGGGACTACGAGTAATGCAAATAACGCAAGGATTAATGTCCAAGGCGCTTCTGGGGCGCGCCCTATGGATGCAAGAAGTCCAGCCACTACAGGCTCTAGCATTACTATGATTGCTTTTTATGATGGATCAAATGATTTCTGCGGTCAAATCACTATTGATGCAGGTGCAAACACAACGCAGTACAACACCTCATCCGACTACCGTTTGAAAAACACCATTGCGCCAATGACAGGTGCTTTGGAAAAGGTGGCTTTGCTCAAGCCCGTCACTTACAAGTGGAATTCAAATGGCTCAGATGGTCAGGGTTTTATTGCTCACGAGTTGGCTAAAGTCTGCCCTGATGCAGTAGTTGGCGCAAAAGACGCAATTGATGCTGATGGCAAGCCTGTCTACCAAGGCATTGACACATCATTTCTTGTGGCAACCCTTGCAGCAGCCATTCAAGAACTCAAAGCAGAGTTTGACGCATACAAAGCAACCCACCCTTAAGGAACCACTATGACCACCACTTGGAAAATTACACAGACCGACTACCAAACTGCTGACGGTTTCATCACCACAGCCCACTGGACTGCTACAGCAGTGGATGGGAAATACACAGCCTCTATCTATTCCACTTGCAGCTTTGCCACTGCTACACCATCCATCCCTTACGCCAGCGTGACTGAGCAAGAGGTGTTGGCTTGGTGCTGGAACAACGGCGTGGACAAAGACGCAACAGAGGCTTCTCTGGCTGCCCAAATTGCATTGCAACAAAATCCAGTGACATCCACTGGAACACCCTGGAGCGCAACATGAAATTACTTGCCCTTGCAGTTTGTTCTGTGGCCCTGACAGGCTGCGCCACTGCCGAATATGCAGCGTATGCTGACATCCACAAGGCCCAAGCAGCCTCTCAAACGGCCCGGTATCAGGCGCTGGCTGACATTGCCAAGCAAGGTGATACCGCCGCCAAAGTTGCTGCTGTAATGTCTTTGCAAATGGGTGGGCAACAGCAGCAAGCCAGCCCGATTGCTGCGCCCAAGTCTTTCGGCGATCACCTGCTTCAGTGGACTTCTGTGTTGCTGCCCACTGCTACCCAAATTTACAGCGTAGGCAAACAAGCCCAGGTTGGTATTGCACAAAGCAACAACGCAACAGCTTTGGGTGTCAGTACCAACGCAGCGTTTGTCGGCATTGCTGGCAAGATTCAAGCGCCAGCAGCCAACGTGACCACTACAAACACAACGACTACAACGACCAGCACAGATAGCACGCACGCTCCGACTGTTGTCACTCAGCCAGCACCGATCATTGTCACCCAGCCAGCGCCCGTGATTGTGCCAACCACAGTCAACAACATCACACCCGCAACAGTGCCATGACCACTATTGACAAAACAGATGCGCGTCTATCGACGCATGAAGAAATCTGCGCCCTCCGCTATGAGCAGATCAATGCACGGCTAAAGCGGATTGAAACAATCATGCTGCAAACTGCGGGTGTAATGATCCTGTCAATGGCTGGCACTATATTCAGTGCCATGTGGCTGCTCAAATGAAAGATTGGGCCATTGCATTTATTGCAGCGGCCAGTCTTGTTGGGTTTGTTGTCTGGTCCACAAGCATAATCGTGCCATTCGTATGGAGTCTGTGAAATGTTACTTGAGCTTGCGGCGGCAAACGCAGCCTTTAACGTCATTAAGCAGGCTCTCGCCAACGGCAAAGATTTGTCTGATATGGGGTCAAAGGTCTTTGACTACTTTGACAACAAAGCCGCAATTCAGCAGAAGGTCAACGAAAAAGGCAATAGGTCAGACATTGAGGAATTCTTTGCTTTGGAGAAACTCAACGCCCAAGAGGTTGAGTTGCGTGAACGGATGGTCTACGCTGGCAGGCCAGGTATGTGGCAAGACTGGCAGAAGTTCCAAGCTGCTGCGGCCCGCAGGCGCAGGGAATACAAAGAGGCTGAAATCAAGGCCATCAGGCTGCGCAAAAACAAGATGGACCGCTTGATTGAGTATTTTGCGATTGGCATTTCCACAGTCATTCTTGCTGCACTCTTAATCTACGGCATCGTCATTTACATGATGTACATCCGAAAATGAGCGACAAGACAGAATCCATCATTGACAAGGTGCTGGCCTATGTGGACAGCCCCTTCAAGCTGTTTGCAGCCATCCTGATGGGTGTCATTGCCTTTTCTGGTTACTTCCTTTGGCAGAACCAAGAGTTTATGAGGGACGCTTACAAAGAGTCCAAGAAGCTGCCTGAGATCAACACATCCCGCGCTGATGACGCCAGTTCGATGTTGCTCAAGAAGACGGGGGCTACGGTGGTGGCGGTGTTCAAGGTCAACCCCCTGTTCAACAGCCGGGTGCTGTACCGGGCTTACACCAAGGACGGGCGCGACAAGACGATTGAGGACATTGATGTGGGGCTGTTCAGCCAAAATACGTCCAACAACTCGGACGTTGTGAAGCTGATGACCAACGAAATCCCTTGTGGTGAATACCGCTACGCTCAGTCTGAGGTTGGGCTTTGGTATCTGGAAAAGGGCGTGGCGTACACCTGCCGGGTCAGCGTGCCGCCAGACAGCCACCGTTTTGTGGGCCAAATCACAGTGGGATGGGCGCAGCAGCCGGAAAACCTTGACCAAGTTCGTTTCATGCTGGAGATCGCCAGCGCTATGCTAACCAAAAGGGGTAATTGATATGGATTGGCTTAAACAAATCGCACCCACCATTGCCACGGCAATGGGTGGCCCACTGGCGGGAATGGCTGTGTCGGCCATCTCAAAAGCCATTGGTGTTGACCCTGACAAAGTTGGTGACATGATCTCCAACAACAAGCTGTCGGCAGAGCAGATCGCCCAGGTCAAGATCGCCGAGATTGAGCTTCAGAAGCAAGCGCAAGAGCTGGGCCTGAACTTTGAGAAGCTGGAAGTTGAGGACCGAAAGTCAGCGCGGGAGATGCAGGCCACCACCCGCAGCCTGATGCCGCCCTTGCTTGCTGGCGCGGTGACCATTGGGTTCTTCGGCATCATGGTGATGATGTTTTTCAATCAAATCGACAGCGGCAACCCCGCTATCTTGATGATGCTGGGCAGTTTGGGTACGGCGTGGACGGGCATCATCGCGTATTATTTCGGCTCATCTGCCGGGTCGCAGGCCAAGACCGACATTCTTTCTAGGACAGCAAAATGACCGAAGACCAACTCAAGGAAATGCACATCGACCCGTCTTGGCTGGAGCCTTTGACCGCTGCGTTTCAGCGTTTTGACATCAGCACCCCCGAGCGCCAGGCTGCGTTCATTGGTCAGTGCGCCCATGAGTCAGGCGGGTTCAAGACCCTGCAAGAAAACCTGAATTACAGCGCCAAAGGGTTGCACGCCACTTGGCCAAGCCGCTTCGCGTCTGAAGCGGACGCACAACCTTTCCACCGCAACCCCGAGAAGATCGCCAACAAGGTCTATTCTGGCCGGATGGGCAACACTGAGATGGGCGATGGCTGGAAGTATCGTGGCCGGGGGCTGATCCAGTTGACAGGCAAGGACAACTACCGCCTTGCCTCTGACGCCTTGGGCGTGGACTTTGTGGCCAATCCTGACTTGGTGCTGACCAAGGAAAATGCTGCCCTGACGGCAGCCTGGTACTGGAACAAGCGCGGCCTGAACAAAGAGGCCGATGCCAAGGACTTCACCGGGATGACGAAGAAGATTAACGGCGGCGTTATCGGCTTGGAAGATCGCATCGCGCACATCAACACAGCCCTTAACGTCTTGACGGCATAAAACACATGACACCAGAACTGCAAAAGTACTATGAAGCCAGGTTTGACCTGTTTTCCCAAGAGGGTTGGCTTGACTTGATGGAAGACGTAGACGTAATGTTGGAGGCGATGAATAATGTCTCTACCATTGCGGATGAAAAAAGTCTACAATTTCGCAAAGGCGAGATTTCCATCCTGACTTGGCTGAAAACCCTGAAAGGGGTCAGCGAACGAGCATATGAGGATTTGAATGAGAAGAATGTTTGAATTTGCCTGCGATTGCGGGCAGCGCACTGAGGCACTGGTTGATTATGAGACAGCCAGCGTGCAGTGTGGGTGCGGGGGGCTTGCCCACCGCATCATAAGCGCACCGAAGTTCAACCTTGAAGGTTGGTCTGGGCACTTCCCATCCGCTTACGGACGGTTTGAGCACAGGCACACTGAAAAGTTGAGCGCCGAGCGCAAAGCCAACTCATAAGCGCCCAGCGCCGAGTTGATTATCCTACAACCATTTTGGCAGGAACATAAATATGTTGATTGACAATGAATCTGAGCCGCTAGGCGAACTCG